TAAGGCTCAAGCAAAACCAATTGAAGATTTTGACGATCTTGGTTCGTTTGTTATGTTTGGTATGGTTAAGTCTATTAAACGTGGAAATGGCTGGGCAAGAGTAGAGCTTGTAGATGAGACTGGATCCGTTGGTCTTTTTCATACAGAGCAAACACAAATTGAAACAGGGCAGATGTATTTTATTTTGGTGGGAGACAACAGAATATCAAGATACATTAAGGTCTCAGAAATAAACCCAGAGTCAAATGATTTATTTGTAGACTACCTATATAGAAAGAAATATGACCTTGAAGAAGACGAGTATATTGTGGTAAACTTTACACCTTATACAACTAAGGCTGGCAAACAAATGAGCCACATAGTACTTTCAGATAAAGATAAAAACCTAACTAGGGCCATCGCATTCCCAGCAATGTATAAAATGACATTAGCAAAAATGCGTGAAGGAATGAAGTGCAAGGTTACGTTAGCTAAACTAGATGACGGAACATTAAATATAAAGGAGATAGCATGACAGAAGAAAACATCCAAGTTTCAACTGCAGAAGAGGTTTTTGGAGCATTAAGTGTACCAAAGATTTTAATTGCAGCCTTGCAAACATTAGGAACAATTGTAGTGCCAACGGATGCATTTTTAAGTGCAGCCACCGAAGACCAAGAACTAAAGGTTGATTACAATTCAGATGATCAGACATTTACATTTACACTAAAGGAACAAGATGGATCAGGGAATAACAACAACGAGCTCATTACAGACTTCGAGTAATAGTCAAGAGCTTGTTACGGATTATGGGCTAGATGTACTTGCTGCACTTCTACATGAAACAGCAATTGAAAAAGGTTTCTGGAGTAGTCCAAAAAACTTTGATGTATTTGGAAACAAGATCGCCCTCATTCATTCAGAAGTAACAGAAGTTTTAGAAGCAATAAGAAAAAATAAAGGCTCTGAGCAAATTGTAGAAGAAATGGTTGATATTTTAATTAGAACTCTTGATCTATATGCTTCAATGAGAAATGCTGGTTTTGTAGAACATAGCCTTGATGAAATTCTATTTAACAAAATGGAAAAAAATAAGGTTCGCCCAAAGCTTCACGGCAATTTATTTTAATGATATAATTGTATAAAAGAGAGAGAATAAATGACTATAGCGATTGATGAAATCCTAGCAGGATTAGATCCGAAAACAAGAGCAAGAGTAAAAGCAGCACAAGATGTAAAAGTAGAAAAGCAAAAGACACCCAGCATTGGATTAAACATGGCATTAAAGGGTGGGCTTGGATACGGAAGACAGGTTCTTGTTTGGGGAAATAAATCTGCAGGAAAGTCTTCATTCTGTTTACAGATGATTGCTCTTGCACAAAAAGAAGGAAAAACTTGTGCTTGGATTGATGCAGAGGCATCCTACGATCAATCTTGGGCAGAGATGCTTGGAGTAGATTCTTCTTCCCTTATCTATTCCCCAGCAAAAACTGTAAACGATATGGTTGATGTTGCTACAAAGCTAATGGATGCTGGAGTGGACATAATTGTTGTCGATTCGATATCAGCATTGCTGCCAGCTATTTATTTTGAAAAAGATGGAAATGAAATGAAAGATTTGCAAGACACTAAGCAAATCGGCGCTGAAGCAAAGGATATGACCCACGCAGTCAAAATGTTAAACTATGCAAACAAAAACACACTACTGGTACTCATCTCACAGCAAAGAAATCAATTTGGATCTATGCATGCCTCCCACATACCGACAGGAGGAATGGCAGTCAAGTTCTTTTCTTCCACCGTCATTAAGCTTTGGTCTTCTGAAGCTGAAGCTAATGCTATCAAAGCAGGCATTAAAGTTGGTGACAAAATTATTGAACAAAGAGTTGGCAGACCTGTCAATTGGATTATTGATTACAACAAGCTCGGCCCCCCTAACCTATCTGGACAATACGACTTCTACTACCAAGGAGAATCACTTGGAGTAGATTTAGTTGGCGAAACATTAGACGTGGCGGAAATGGTTGGAGCGGTAGAAAAAGGTGGAGCCTGGTACACAGTTGATGGACAACGTTTACAAGGACGTGCAAAAGCAGTCTCATACCTAAGAGAGAACCCAAAAGTAGTAGAAAAACTAATTGAGGAAATCAATGCCAAAAATTAATGAATTCTTTAATAAGAAAGAGCCTAAGCAAATCAATTCTACATTTGAAGAGCTTACTGGTATTAGGCCATGCTCAAGTTGTGAGTTAGATGTAGATGGTGGGTGGTGGGATCCCGAAAATTTAATTATGAAGTGGACATGTTCTAATGGGCATGAAACAACACATAGGGTTGGATAATGTCAGAGAGAGCAGAAGTAAAAAGAGATGGAGCTAAAGCCCAGAAGAATTCAGGAAGAGGCGACTATCAAAAGGGTGACGCACAATGGAAAAAGTTTCTTGTGGATTACAAAGAAGCAGGAAAATCTTTTACATTAAACAAAGATAACTGGGCTAAGATCTGTACGGATACTTTTAAAGTAAACAGAGACATGCACCCAGCACTAAAAATTATTATAGGAGCAGAGTCTAAAGTTAGACTAGGTATTATAGAGTGGTCAATTCTTGAAGAGTTGATCCAGTTTTATGAGGAGAATCATGATTAGAGAAGTATTCCTAACAACACTTACTGGCATGGGTGTGGGTGCAGTATTCAGCATATTTAAACTACCAGTACCAGCCCCACCAGTATTTGCTGGCCTAATGGGTATTTTTGGTTTGTGGATGGGCTACGGATTAGTTCAAAGGATGTTGTCATGACAATGTTTTTTATGGGATTGCTAGTTGGTCTTGTGGTTGGTTACGGCCTAGGATTATTTATAGACAAGTGGGACAAGAGGATTAAAAATGGCAGAGGATAGAAACACACTTCAGTTAATTAGTGATATAACAGAGTTTAATGATCTTCATGAGTACATGCAGGATGAGCATTTAGACAAGGCTTTATCAATTGTTGTAAAGCTTTTGATGAACCCAGATGTTCCATCTGCTAAAGCCCCCATGCTTATTATGGAGCTTCAAGCAATGTCTACTAAGTTTGCCGTAATGTCTTCTGTGTATTCAACTATTGCTAAAGATAAAGCGGGAACTGTAAATAATAATAAAAAGAACGTTTACTATTCAGTAAAGGAGTCCATAGACAAACTTGTAGATGCACTTAAGTATGTCGTTAGGTATAATTCATGAATTGGTTACAGGCTTTAATTATATTTGGTCCCGTTGTTTTTTTATTAGCGGCTTTTTGGAAGGATATTAAATAATGGGTAGAGACATAGTAAAAAATCTTAAGTTTAAAAAACATACAGGTAAATTTTTTGACCCTGAACTTTTTGCTCAGCTATTAGATGATGCATATAAAAATACAAAACGTGCAGATGGGTCTATGACAAAGAAATCATTTAGCCCTAGCTCACTAGGTTACGGTCATGGAAAGTGCCCTAGGTATTGGTATATGGCATTTTCGGGAGCAGTTTTTATTGATGACAACGATGCGGTTGCAGTTGCTAATATGGCACAGGGAACACAGGCTCACGAAAGACTACAGAAGCTTATTGCTACTATGCCAGAGTGGAGAGCGGAAGAAGAAGAGATTATTAATGAGTACCCTCCAATTCGTGGCTTCATAGACTTAATAATGGAGTATGACGGTGAGACTGTTATTGGAGAAATTAAAACGGCAAAGCAAGAAGTATGGGACACAAGACAGTCAGAGATGAAATCTTCAGCAAACCACATGCTTCAGCTACTTACATACATGAAGTTAAAGAATGCCAAAGAGGGTTTCTTTTTGTATGAAAACAAGAACACGCAAGAGATACTTATTATTCCAATCTCAATGAATGATAAGAATAAGAAAATTATTGAGGATGCATTCCTATGGATGCAAGAAGTATATGATAATTTTAAAAATGGAGATCTTCCAATGCGTCCAGCAGGTGCAACTAAATCAAAGATGCCCTGCACATACTGCCCAGTCAAGAAAGAATGCTATGATAAAACTGGCCCAATTGGAACTGTTCAAATAGAGTTATATGAGGCACCAGTTCTGTGATCTGTTCAAATAAAGAGTGTTTAAAAGAATTTGATGCCAAGACTCATAATCAAAAATACTGTACCGATGAATGTTGCAGAATTGCAACAAACAAAAGAATAATGGAAAAGTACTATGAAAAAAAGGCTATTAAAAATGGTGCTACCAGATTATGTAAATCTTGTAAATCTATGCTAAGTAGATACAATGATTCTAATATTTGTTCTAAATGTGTCAATGGCAAAAAAGATAAGACAAAAAATAGAATCAAAGAGATAATTGATGAAATTAGCTAGCTTAGTTAAAACTAAAGCATATCGTGTTTTAGGTATCGACGCTTCAACAAATTCAATTGCATTCTGTTTAATGGAAAACAATATACCATTAAAGTGGGGTAAAATTGATCTTGAGGGAATGAATATCTACGAAAAGATATACGATGCTAAGAAGAAGATGTCGACAATGCTTGATGAATTAAAGTCGGACTATATTGTTGTAGAAGGTGCCATACTTGTCAGATCACCCGATGCTGTGATAAAATTATCATATGTCTACGGGGTTGTTATTGCTGAGCTTATGTCTACTGGCGCTTCAGTCATTACTATATCCCCTAGTGCTTGGCAAGCTTATATTGGAAACAAAAATCCTACCAAAGAAGAAAAAGCAGCGATTAGATTTAAAAATCCAGGATACGCAGACTCTTGGTACAAAAACCAATTAAGGAATATGCGTAAACAAAGAACGGTAGACTACTTTAATAAAAAGTATAATCTAAGCATAACAGATTTTGATGTTGCAGATGCATTTGGCATTGCACACTATTCAAACGAGGAGCTAACAAAAAGATGAGCCCAGACTGGAACGAAAAAAGCAATCAAGAAGAATTTGTAATAGATCTTTTAGGTGGCAAAAAAAATGGACATTATGTTGAGCAAGGTGCATTTCATTCTAAGAATGGAAGCAATACGTACAGACTAGAAAATGAATTTGATTGGAAAGGCGTTTCCTTTGAGATTGTACCAGAGTTTCATGAGGAAGTTGTAGCAAATAGAAAAAACCCTTGTGTACTTGGTGATGCAACTAAATTTGATTATATTAAATATTTTGAAGAAAATAATTTTCCAGAGCAAATCGATTACTTGCAGGTAGATATTGATGGAGGATACACGGAAAAAGGATATCCTATTGGAAACCCATACCTTTCATTACATGGTCTAATTGCACTACCATTAAATAAATATAGATTTACTGTTATTACTTTTGAGCATGATGCAAATCTTGTTTTGAATAATGTAGCAATGCGTGATACACAAAGACAAATTTTAGATTCTCTTGGCTACGCCCTAGTTGTAAGAGATTATCATGAAGACTGGTGGGTTGATAGAAATGTAGTTAGCTACACAGACTACAAGCATCATTTTAGTTGGAATGCAATGTGAAGCTATACCAGAGCAGAGATTGGCTACACCGAAGGTATGTAGTACAAAAGAAAACGGTTACAGAAATAGGTAAAGAGTGCGGAGTCTCTGCTATGACTATACAGAGATATTTACAGGTATTTGGATTGTTGAGAAAAAAATGACAGGTTATCCTAATAAAAATGGCGGCTACCAAGCATGGACAGCTGATCTACAGTTAATAGCAACAGATGCTCCATCTGGCAATAGAATCATGAGCGAATGTTTAGAAATTGCAGAGATGCTTATTAAAAAGAATATATCATATGGAGACTCAGCGCTTAGCCCAATGAGGCTATTTGCACAGTCAGACTCAGTTGAGCAGCTAAAGGTTAGAATTGATGATAAGCTAAATAGAATCAAAAATTCTCAGGGGTTTGCTGGAGATAATGATATTGATGACCTTATAGGTTACTTAATCCTATTAAGGATAGCCATGTCTAAGGTTGCAATTTCAGTCAACTAGAAGTATAATAAACTATATGACTAATGAAATAGAACCAGCAGTTCATTTTGACCGCATGAATAAAGTGGTTGAAGAGTTGCTCAAAGGTAATTCCGCCACACAAATAGCAACTATTACGGGGTTTTCACGTAAAGATGTTCTAGAGTTTATTGATGAGTGGAAGGGTGTTGTGCACAATGATAGCAACATCCGTGATCGTGCCAGAGAAGCAATCTCTGGTGCTGATCAACACTACGCAATGCTTATTAAAGAAGCATGGAAGACTGTGGAAGACGCGGATACTCAAGGACAATTAAATGTAAAGGCGGGAGCATTAAAGCTCATAGCAGACATAGAGACCAAAAGAATAGCAATGCTTCAATCTGTTGGTGTTTTAGAAAATACACAGATAGCATCTCAAATTGCAGAGACAGAGCGTAAGCAAGAAGTTTTAGTTGGAATTTTAAAAGAAGTAACAGCAACTTGTCCTAAGTGCAAGATAGAAGTTGCAAAAAGGCTATCTCAAATTACTGGTATAGTCGAGTCAGTAATAATTGAGGAAGCTGATGTCGTTTGATTTCTCAGATTTAATTGACATACTAGATGGCGAAGAGTTTGAAGAAAAGCCAGTAGACCTACGCACATTTGTAAATCATCCAAACTTTTTAGGATTGCCTCCACTTTCTGAATACCAGTATACATTAATTGAAAAAAGCTCACAAATATATAAAGAGTCTACACTTAAAAAATTATTTGGAGATGAAGAAGGATCAATTAGATTTAAGCAAACTGCTAATGAAGTTGTAGCACAATTAGGAAAAGGTTCTGGAAAAGACTACTGCTCTACAATTGCAGTTGCATATATAGTATATTTACTATTATGCCTAAAAGATCCAGCGACTTATTATGGCAAACCTCCTGGAGACTCAATTGATATTATTAATATTGCGATTAACTCACAGCAGGCAAGCAATGTATTTTTTAAAGGCTTTAGAAGCCGCATAGACAAGTCCCCATGGTTTGTTGGAAAGTACTATGCAAAAGCATCTGAAATACAGTTTGACAAGGCAATAACAGTTCACTCTGGCCACTCTGAGAGAGAGGCATGGGAAGGATATAACGTTATTGTTGTAATCCTTGACGAAATCTCTGGCTTTGCAATTGAAAATACAACTGGCCACGACCAAGCAAAAACTGGCAGTGCGGTATATGATATGTACAGGGCATCAGTAGATTCTCGTTTCCCAGACTTTGGCAAAGTAATATTGCTATCCTTTCCTAGATTTAAAAATGATTATATTCAGCAAAGATATGATGCAGTGATAGGTGAAAAAGAAACGGTAATTAGAGAACACAAATTTAAGATGTACGAGGAAATACCAGATGGAACAGAGGGAAATGAATTTGAAATACAATGGGAGGAAGACCATATCATATCTTATAAGATACCTAAAGTATATGCTATTAAACGTCCGACTTGGGAGATCAACCCAGTTAGAAAAATTGACGACTTTAAAACAGCATTCTATACAAACCCCACCGATGCCCTATCCAGATTCGCCTGTATGCCACCTGATGCGGTTGATGCATTTTTCAAATCAAGAGAAAAAGTAGAAAAGGCATTTAATGTAGGCTCAATTGCAGTTGATACTTTTGGTAGACTTGAGGAATGGTTTTTGCCAGACCCAGATAAAAAATATTATATACATGTTGACCTTGCTCAAAAACATGACCATTGCGCTGTTACAATGGCACATGTTAACAAGTGGGTAAATGTAAAGGTCACAGACACCTATTCTCAGCCAGCCCCGATTGTTGAGGTTGATGCAGTTAGATACTGGACCCCTACACCAGATAAGTCGGTTGATTTTACTGAAGTTAAGGACTACATATTGTCTCTAAAAACAAGAGGATTTAACATAGCAATATGTACTTTTGATAGATGGAACTCTCACGACATGATGCAACAGCTAAAGCAGTATGGCATAAACACAGAAATTCTTTCTGTTGCTAAAAAGCATTACGACGACATGGCTATGGTTGTTGCTGAAGAAAGATTAATCGGTCCACACATATCATTGCTTATAGATGAGCTATGCCAGCTTAGAATTATGAGAGATAAAGTTGACCACCCTAGAAAAGGTTCCAAGGATCTCGCAGATGCTACATGCGGTGCCATATTTAATGCTATTAGCCGTACCAGATTTGATAACAATCAAGAAATAAATGTTCATACTTATGAATCAATGAGTTATGATAATGATTTTAAAAGAGATGAAGACGCAGAAACAAACTCATACAATATGATAAGGCCACCAAGGATGCCTGAAAATTTAAGAGACGCTATGGATAGGATGCAAATAATATGAACGAATATCAAGAGATGGCCAAACAATGTAAATGTTGCACAAAACATGTGCCTATGCCAACTACAATGAAAACGTATGATGGAATAATTGTATGTCCAACTACTTTACAAAATATAATAGAGTATAAAAAGATTTGGGAATCTTATGGACAAAGACCGATGGGTGGAATAAGAAAACATTTTTCTGAGTATGTTCAGCAGATTGTAGAGAATTCTATTGACAAAAATCAAGACGGTAGTATACAATACAACTAGGTGCCAGTAGCTTAGTTGGTTAAAGCCCCGAACTCATAATTCGGTAATCGTAGGTTCAAGTCCTACCTGGCACACACCTTTGTAGCTCAGCGGAAGAGCAACAGACTTCTAATCTGTAGGCCGCTGGTTCGAATCCAGCCAGGGGTACGTTCCTATAGCTCAGTTGGTAGAGCAGCAGACTTTTAATCTGCGGGTCGATGGTTCGAAACCATCTGGGGACACTATAGTTTTAGACAACTAAAATGGTATAATATGTATACCAAGTATTTAAAAATAAATAAAATAGGAGAATAAAATGTCAGCAGCACAAGGATCAGCAGAAAGATTAGTAGAAGTAGCATTAGCAGAAGTTGGAACTATTGAAGGTCCAAAAGACAACGAAACAAAATATGGTAAGTTTACAAAATCAAACTTTCAGCCATGGTGCGGAAGTTTTGTTATGTGGTGTGCAGATCAAGCAGGGGTAAAAGTTCCTAACACGGTATATACACCTGCGGGTGCACAGGCTTTTATTAAAGCAGGAACATGGCAGATGGCAGAAGTAGCAACACCAGAAGTTGGAGATATAGCCTATTTTGATTTCCCATCAGACGGCGTCGATAGAATTTCTCACGTAGGAATTGTTGTTGCAGTTAATACAGACGGCACAGTAGATGTTGTAGAAGGAAACACTTCTTCAGATAAAAAAGGTGATCAAAGAAATGGCGGAGAATGCTGCCTCAAGAATCGTGCTTACAAAAAGAAAAATGGATCAAAGCTTCGCAGAAGCCAAATTGTAGGAATTGTAGGTTTTGGAAGACCATCATTTGGTAAGCCAGTTGCAAAAAAAGTAGCAACACCAGTAAAGAAGTCAGCAGCAAAACCAGCAGCTAAAACTTCTAAGGGTGGCGGAAAACCAGCAGCAGCTAAGTAATAACTTGCAAAAAGAATACGTTATTGTAACTGGCGCAAGCCGTGGATCTGGAGAGGGCATATCAAAAGTCCTTTCCAGGTCTTATAACGTAATAGCAGTATCTAGAGATTTAAAAAGAATGAATGAAGTTTTTGATGAGTATAAAAATATTTTTCCGTATAAGATGGATATCACAGATTCAAAATCAATTGAAGATCTAAGCCTTTTTTTGGCAGACAAAAGTGTTCGTGCACTTGTAAATAATGCTGGCGGTGGGGGCGGCAATACAAATATAGAAAATGACTCCGCAGAAGCATGGCAATATGCATATAATTTAAATGTTATAGCTCCAATGAGTATGTCTAAAGCAATAATCCCTCATATGAAAAAAAATGGTATTGGTGATATCATAGTAATTACATCTATCGCTGGCCTATACCCATATAAAGGAGGCGGGAACTATGTGGTTGCAAAACGTGCTGAAGGAGCATTTGCAGAGACATTAAGAATGGAAGTATCAGGTCAAGGGATAAAGGTCACACAGATCATACCAGGAGCAATTGATACTAAACCAGAGTTTCCACAAGAAATAGCAACAAAGCCAGAAGATATAGGCGAAGCAGTAAGATGGATAATATCATTGCCGAGCCATGTCAATGTAGACCAGATGACAATTATGCATGCAAAAAGTGAAAGATATCAATAGGGGGAATAATGTACGAATATTATGTAAGAAAAGTAGAAAATGTAGTTGATGGTGATACCATAGACGTACTAATTGATTTAGGCTTTGATATACTTTTTGCATCTCGAGTCAGGCTTGCTGGAATAGACACACCAGAATCAAGAACAAAAGACTTAAAAGAAAAAGCACTAGGGCTTGAAGCAAAAGAGTATCTTAAGAAAAATATTAAAGATGCAAAATCTGTAATTATTAAAACAGAAAAAATGGATTCATCTGAGAAATATGGAAGAATTTTAGGATGGGTTTATATTGATGGTAATACTATATCACTAAACGAAATGATGATTAATGATGGATACGCATGGGGTTACCTTGGCGATACAAAGGTAAAAGATTTCAATGCTTTAGCAAAAGCAAGAGAAAAGGCAGGTAAAAAATGATAAACCATGAAGAATTACACGATGGAGTATATTACTACAAAAATGTTATTAAAGATCCATATGCCCTGGTAGCAGCTATTGAAGATACAGAGAATGTAGATTCAATTAAAGATATTATAGACAACTGGATTGATTGGGGTGTCGAAGCAGACAGAGGTACAGTTTATTGGTATGGAAGAAAAAAGCGAGTGCTTTTAAATAGCCTTGAGGACATAGATAAAAAAGATTTGTCCCCAGAAGATCTTGCCAGATGCAAGTATATATTTGATACAGTATTTAATGGTTTCAATGAGGTTGCAAAAGACTACAAGGAAAAAAGAAATATAGAAGATGAAATTGTAATCCTTAGTCAAATGAACGTTCATAAATACAAAGAGAATACATGGATGGGTACACACCACGACGCACAAGAAGGAGACACCAGACTTAAGTACTCTATGATTCTTTATGTAAATGATGATTATGAGGGTGGAGAAATTTCTTTTTGTATTCGTGATGGAGTACTTAGTAATCCCGATAAAGAATTCCCAGAGAACACATGGAATCATATGGTAAAAGAATTTGAAAAACCAAATGAATTTGCAGCCCAAGGCGCACTAGATGATCCCATTAATGATGGAAAAATAACTTTTTCTTTAAAGCCAGAGGCTGGAAGTATTCTTATATTTCCATCACAAGAGCCATATAGCCACACAGCTCATATTGTTAAAAGCGGTTGGAAATATTTAATTCCAGGATTTTGGATTGATCCAAATGGAATGGACGCAGCAGCTGCGCTTGCTATTGCAAAGGGATATAAAAAATAACTTGCAACTCTAGTTATACAAATGCTATAATGGATTAGTATCTGCCAAATTCTGGCTGCTTATTTAATGGAAAGATTCTCATGATTATACAAGTAATTGGTTTGCCAGGTTCTGGAAAAACTACATTTGCAAAAGAGCTAGCGGATAGAATAAACGCCGTTCATTTAAATGCAGACGCAGTCAGAGCAGAGCTAAATAAAGACCTAGGGTTTAGCCCAGAAGATAGGTTAGAGCAGGCTCGAAGAATGGGAGCGTTATCAAGGCTACTTTCTGATCAAGGTTACCATGTTGTTGTAGATTTTGTTAACCCAACAGCAGAGACAAGAGCATCTTTTGGAAACCCAGATAAAGTTGTTTGGATGAACAGAAAACCAGTCAGAGATTTTCCAGATACAACCGCAATGTGGGAGACACCAGCGAATCCAGATTTAATGTTTGATGACATGACAGAATATGATGTTGCAGCTAGGGTTGCATGTGTTGATTTTCAATTGCACGATTGGAGACAACCAACAACATTAATGCTTGGTCGCTACCAGCCATGGCATGAAGGGCATCATGCTTTATATGATGAGGCGGGTAACAGAACGGCCCAGGTAATGCTAGGTGTTAGAAATACGTATAAGACTAGCGAAAAAGATCCGCTTGATTTTAATCAGGTTAAAAAGTATATTGCTAATGATTCAGTAATGGACAAAGCAATGGTTATCAAGATGCCTAACATTACCAACATTGTATATGGTCGTGATGTGGGATATAAGATTGAACAAGTAGATTTGGGGGCAGCGATTCATGCTATTTCAGCAACTGAAAAACGTAGGGAAATGGGTCTTTAAACAATTAGAAAATGCTGGAAAGGCAATGAACGAAGCAGAAGAAAGACTTTTTTCTGAGGATAAAGATGAACGTAAGTAAACAAAGATCAGCATTAAAAGCAATTACTTGGCGTGTCATAGGAACAGCAGACACGTTTATCATATCGTGGGCTATAACCAAAGAGCCAGTTACAGCAGGAGCAATTGCAAGCTTTGAGGTATTTACAAAAACTATTCTTTATTATTTCCATGAGCGTGGGTGGAATAAAGTTAAATGGGGTAGAAAGTAATGCCAGTATACGAATATAAATGCTCATATGATGATGCACATGCCACGATGTCAATCCATAGATCAATTAAAGATGACGACCCAGGATATACATGCGTAGAGTGTGAATCAGAAATGATTAGATTCTTTACACCATTTGGCATACAATTCAAGGGCAATGGCTTTTACAAAACAGATAATCCTAAATAACTAAAGTGGTATAATTAACTAAGCAGACATCTTGTTTGCATAGGAGCTATACTTGAAAAGGGAAAAGTTATTTAGAATAACAGCGTCCATAATGCTTGCATTTGGATGGCTTTTTATGTCCCCCGCCTACAGCGATGACCCTTTAACAGTAGCCGCAAAAAAAATTGAAAATTTAAATTCGGCAGTAGATAAGCTAGATTATAAAGATGGTCTAATAAATTTAATTGACATAGCAGAAAACAAGTTTATGTATGCTAAAAATCTGCGAGATGTTAGAGATGCTGCTTACGAAGACTATGATGATGCAGTAGAGGCAGAAGAATTAGCCTTAGAAGAAGTAGAAATTGCTCAGTCAAATGTAGATGGGCAAACAGTCACAGTAGCAACTGCACTAACTAACAAGAACAATGCCTATGATGCTCTTGGTGTAGCAAATATTAATTTATCAACTGCTCAGCAAGCATTAAATAATGCTGGTGGTGCTGGTTTATCATACAATGTTTATAGTTTAATCAGGGTTGATGGCCTTGCAGCCACAGATCAATTCTTATGTAGTGGAATACTAAATGGAAACTACATGACTCGTCCAGTTTGTGGTAATAGATATGAAAACTTTATAGTTAAATTTACTGGAAAAATAACAGTACCGTCATGGTTTACATCAACAAAATTTGCAGGATATACAGATGATGGATTTAGAATGTATATTGATGGAGAGTTGGTTATTAATAACTGGATAGAGCAAGGAACAACTTGGAGCCCATACTCTCCAATATATGATGTAACAATAGACAAGGTTTTTGATGTAGAAATATGGTGGTACAACGGTGGTGGCCCAGGATCCTATCACCTTGGATGGGCTATACCTGGAGGATGGACTGGAGCAGGTTGTGACTATGCTGGAAATCCAAGAGTATGGGGACAAAACTTTAGTTGTAATTTAAACACATTTTCTTCTGGATCTGGAGCAACTCAAGAACAGACCAACGACTACAACAATGCACTCGCTGCAAAGAACGCAGCCCAAGATGTATACAATGATAAACTAAATATTTATAACCAAGCAGTTGCAACATTAAATTCACTAAATCAAACATTAACTAATAAAGAATCTGAGTATGACAATGCTGTTAACGATACAGCAGATGCTTTGTCTGAAAAGAATAATTCTATATCTAATTTTAATAACGCAATCCTTGATGTTAATAGTGCCATTGATGACGCATGGCGTTACTATGATGAGCAATCACAAAGAGAAATTCAAAGAGCAATTGCTCAAGCAGCAGCCAATGCTGCAGCAAATCAACCTACACCAGAGCCAAAGCCAACTGTTGAACCAGAAAAGCCAAAGCCTTCCCCACCACCAACAGAAAAGCCTGAGCCAAAACCAAGTGGCAATACCTCTACAGAAGAACCAGGACCAAAGCCTACACAGCCAGGACCAAAGCCTACAGAGCCTGGACCTAAACCAGAACCAACAGACAAGCCAAAGCCAGAGCCTACTGATAAGCCAAAACCAGAAGAGCCTAAGCCTACACCTGCCCCAAACCCTGAACCAAAGCCAGAGCCTACTCCAGAGCCTCCTGTTGAGCCTTCTCCAGAGCCTAAACCACTTCCAAGACCAGACTTCAAGCCAGCAGAAGATATTGATCCAGTAATTAAGGATGCAGAATTGGCAGCACTTATCCCACAAAAGGGTACAGGAAATTCAGAAGATCTTTCTGGAGTTATAGCAAACCTTACAAGCAAGGATAATAAATTAGTTAAGCTTTCTGTTGAGCAAACAGCAGCAGTTAGCCAAACACTTAAGTCTTTAACACAAGAGGCAAAGGCTGAAGTTGCAGCAGAACTTGGTATTGCACCAGCAGAAGTTGCAAAGGTTGCAGAATCAATGAAATCTAACCCTGCAGTAGCAGCAGCATTTGTTGAGTTTGCAGAAAGAGCAGGGGATGCAGGAGATACCCCAATGCCATTTACATTAGCAGATGCAACAACAGAAGTACAAACAGAAGCATTTTTAGCAGACCCACTTGGAGCAGTGTTTGAAGTGGACCCAGTAGAACTACTATCTAATTTTTCTGAGTTAGGTATGGATATGACAGATGATCAGAGAGAAAAAGCGCAGGAAGTAATTGTCCCAGTGGTCATTGCATCACAAATTGCAGGGGCAATGATAAGGAGGAACAAATGAAAATAATCAATAAAGCCATCAATCTTGTAGGCAAAATGCTTAAAGGATTAATCAAATGGTTTAAAGATGCAGGAATGGAATTAATTGCACAGGCATTCACCCTCCTTGGCTTCTTTATTGCATGGCTAACTTTGACGGGATCAGCAAGAGACATAGTTGGAATTGCAGTATTAGCAGTAACAGTAGTCTGGCTAATTACAATCCCGCTAAGAAAAGAGGATAAATAATGAAAGATAAATTAATGTGGGTAATTACACTTGGTATATTAGGCTTCATTGGTCTTGTAGTAATTGGAGAATATGCTTCAATGCTTCTCCAACAATCAACATCAGGTGAAAAATATGGAACAAACGAAGATGCAATCGCATTAGTGCAAAATGCATTAGTAGGACTAATAGGAATTATTGGTGGATATTTTGCAGGAAAAGGAGATAAATAATGGCAAAAGCATATATAGAAAAACCAACCCATGTTGGAGGAGGAGCTATTGCAAGTATTAATAATATTGTTATGCGTATAATTGCAGTATTTGCTGCTTCAGGACTATCAGTAATTGGAGCGGGAGCAGTAGTAGGAATCAGCACAGCTAAAGCAGTTATATTGGCTGGGACTCTTGGCGTTGCCACTGTAGTTGAAAGGCTTGCACGAGGATTCTTGGATGACGGAAAACTCACGGTAGCAGAAATTAATGCAGCATTCTTAGCCGTAGATAAAAAAGCTGCAAAATAATGATATAATTGTACTATGAATAAATATCGCATTAAATTAGACGTAGAGGTTGAGGTAGAAGCCTTCAATGCAGAAGATGCAAGTGAATATATTCATGACATTTTTAATATAGACGATGAAATAAAAAAAGTTAATATAATTAAAATAACAAACAAATAGTCGTTGACAAAACCGCAGTTCACCCTGTATAATAATATATAGGAAACTGCGGTTTCTGCTTTGGCCCATAGCTCAGCAGGCAGAGCGGGAAGCTGTTAACTTCTAGGTCCTAGGTTCGAATCCTAGTGGGCCAGCAATACTAGGCGGACTTACATGACACGGAGAAAAAGTGCTTAACCTTACACTTGATGGTGTAGAACTGTTCATAAAAAGATCCCAAACTAAAAATCAAGAATCATTTTGGAAAAATTATGATTTGATTATATGGAAAAAAGATAGCGGCGGCTATACTGACATAACTGGCATGTATAGGAAAGATACTTGGGGTAAGACAAAAAAAATTTCTGTCAACCATGAAGGAGTCTGGAAGTTGCCAAAAAAATATGTCAAATATTTTAAATGATCTAGGTATAGATGAATCAAATGTAAATTGGTTTGATCTAGCTCTGTGCCTTGGAATGGATACAAATCTATTCTTTGACAAATATGAATCAGATATCTCTATTGCAAAAAATATAGATGAGGCATGCCTTAGCTGTCCAGTTAGAAAAATATGTTATGATATCGGTGTTGAAAATAAAGATTATGGTGTATGGGGCGGAGTTTATTTAAGCTCTGGAGAAATAGATAAAGTAAGAAATGCTCACAAAACAAAAGAAATTTGGAAAAAGTTTAAATGACTTTTATAGATAAAGATAAGGACCATTTTAAATATGGAATAAATCAATGGACGGGCGAACCAAACAAGCCAACATTTTACAATAAAGAAATGGCTTTAAAGATTAGAGAACTTAAGAAGCCCACCCCAGATTTAAAGATGGACATAGTCAAGTACCCAGACTTCCTAGCAATTAGACTTTATGAAGATAATTTTGGAAGATATGATGGATCATTAAAAATGAGAGTGATTGATTATGTAGAGATGGTAAAAAAAATATTAGAATCTTACGGAGTAAGAGTAGAGTTAGAAGGGAAACCTGGAAATGGAAAATAGTATGGATCAAATAATTCCTGCAAAAAAAGAAGGTGAAAGAACCCAAGATGAATATTTAGCTGAGCAAAAAGAACTTGCCCTAAAACAGCTAAAGCCAGAACACCAATTGATACTAGATCGCTTTATTAAAGAAAATGGAAGTATTAATGCAAACTGGATGCTAACTACCCAGCGTGACGGAGAGCCTATTCCAAGATCAATTTATAATTACAGAACAGTTTTTGATGCCATAGCAGGCTATGATCAGTATCAAGATTGGGGTTTTGCAAAAGACCACCTCACAATAAAATTGTGGGGGCCAGGAGGCTTGATTGCAGAAAAGACTCTAAAGAGACCACAAGGTGGTGACTGCACATTTGTTAGATCTGACTACATAGAGGCGGAAAACATAATACTAAAAATAAAACAACATCTAGACGAAGAAACATACAAGTCCTTGGTAAAGGATTTTGCAGGACTATTTTCAAGAGACAGCATCAGGTTTGATGTTAGTCGTTTTTTTAAACAAACTGAATGTGAAGAGGTTTTTGAATGAGTGAAAAGATATTGTGCTATTGCTGTAATAAAACAAAAAATAGCTTATCTGCTAAAAAATCTACACTATTGAATATAAACCTTTTATTGTGTGAGACATGCATTGATAATAAATTAGAGCCAAGATGGGTAGTAATTTTAGCTGGAAGACAGATTGGACATGAATTTGTTAAAGAGCATGTATCTAAAAAAAGATACCCTGGAGATGAAATTCTTGCATCTGAATTATTAATTTAAGATTGATTTTGCTGTATAATATAAGATATAATGAATATTTCCTATGCCCAAATAATAATTACATTAGTTGCCTCACTTGTGAGTGGAATGGGCACTGGCTTAATTGCTGGCCGCAGGTCTAAAAAAGCTGAAAAAATAAGGGCGGAAGAAAAAGCAAAAGATGAGCTTAAGCTTGAATTAAAAGACCTTCAGATTAAATTATATAAACTTGAGCGAGATCTAGATGAGTGGAAAGACAAATATTTTGAGGCATTACAAGAATTAATACAGGTAAAAGCCGAACTTGAGAATACACTAATGGCATTAAACCATATAGAAATACATAATTTAGAAAATAATGACGAGCACTAGCATTACAAATATATAAATAGTATACTGATAGTATGACTTGTATTGTTGCTATAGCTCAAAATGGTGTTGTGTATATGGGATCTGACCATGCCGCCTCAGATGATAAAACGGGATGGATCCTGTCAAGAAAAGAACCTAAAGTTTTTAAAAATGGTCAATATGGAATTGCCTTTACAGATTCATTTCGCATGGGACAAATTTTGCAATACATGTGGACTCCTCCAAAATACACACCAACTAAAACTAACTCTGGGTTAGATAAATTTATGCGAACTAAATTTGTTGATTCTGTTAAGGCTGCATTTAAAGATCACGGTTACGGAAGTATTGGATCTTCATCAGAAGAAGATACTGGTGGAATTTTTATAGTAGGAGTATGCGGTAGACTATTTACTATAGATGAAGACTTTCATGTTGGAGAAAATATAGTTAACTACATGGCAGAAGGAAGCGGCGGACAGATAGCTCTTGGAGCTCTCCACGCAACAAAAAAACAACAGAACCCTAAACTTAGATTAAAAGCAGCCTTAGAAGCAGCAACTGAGTTTAACATGAGCGTGGCTGCCCCCTATACATATATCCAGGTTTAGTGTATAATTGATTTATGTTGGTACTTGTTTTTATCCTGTCAATCGCCCTAACAGCGTTTTTGATTAAATACTCTAAATCAATGTTGAAAAAATATGATTTTGGATTTTACTACATAGATAAAGTACAAGAGCAGATTGAAGCTCAAAAAATGCAAGAGGCTATGGCACAAGATGGAGCCATAGATATCAACATGCTCAGACCAGAAGACTATAGTCACGCAATGGATTTAAGAGGTACACCAACTCATGTCTGTCCATGTGGATGCGATATATGGAATGTTAAAGTAATGTTTGAATCAAATGAAATCGCTACATATTTCTTAGATATGGAATGCGCTAATTGCGGAAGCGTTGCTACCGCTCCAACACCAGTAGATAAAGGGTTTATAAATTGAGAAAATCAGAAAGATTAAGAGAGCTTGAGTTCGCAGTAATTAGAATGGAAATGACTATTCAGTTGCTGGAAATGACATTAAATAATCTATTAGAGATGCAAGGAATGTCCAGTGCGCCTGAGTTAGACGGCGGAAAATGGTACAAAAACAAACCAGATAACTCTTGACATTCTGCTGTTATTTAGTAGAATATAGATATGAATAAAAAACTAATAGCATTAATCACACTAATCACACTAATTGCGCCTATCAAGGCGATTGCTGCAGAGCCAGCACCAACGATTGCAATTTTAGACACAGCAATTGACACGTCCTTGCCAGAATTTAAAGACAAGATTGTTCAAGAAGTTTGTCTTATTGATTGGACAACTTGCCCAAATGGACTTTCATACATGGAGGGCCCAGGAGCAGCATCAATGCCAGCAGATCTAATCACAAAGAATGGCTTTGATCATGGAACACAAATGGCATCAATTTTTCTTAAGAATAATCCTAATGCTAAAATTGTGTTTATTAAAATTATTGGTAACAACGCAAGTGGACAACGACAAGTAGCACTTGAGTCAACTGTGTTTAATGCTCTTAATTGGGTAAAGAAAAATGCATCTAAGTATAATATTAAGGCTGTAAGCATGTCTCAAGGACACCATAACCTTGGCGCAGCAGGAACAAGTTACTGCCCTAACACACCAATTACTAAGCAGTCGGTTATTGACCTGGCATCGATTGACGTCCCAGTTTTCTTTCCTTCAGGCAATGGACGTGACTATAATAGAATTGACTGGCCAGCATGTATTGACGAATCAGTTTCTGTTGGCTATGTAGATCAACAAGGAGAAATGTCTATCTCAAGCAATAACGATGCGTCTAAGCTTGACTTCTTTGATTATGGATTTTGGCAAGCAACTGCTCCTGGTGGAGTAGTAAAAAATGTTGCTGGATCATCTGCTGCGGTGGCTGTTTCAGCAGCAAAGTATATTAAGTTGCAGCAAGCAAAGCCAAATCTAAATATGAATCAGCTTATTGATGTACTAAAGCAAACTTCTGTAGACACAGTTGGACGACAGGGAAAGTTTAAAAAGCTAATTAGCATTAATGATGCACTGGCTTACCAATATGTTGCAGTTCTAACACCTCAACAAATTGCCGATGCAAAAGCAAAAGCAGAGGCCGCAACAAAAGCAGCACTTCAATTAGAAATCAACAAACTAATTGCAGATGCAGAGCTTCAATATCAGTTAGAGATTAAAGCAGCAGCAGACAAGCTATCTGCATACAAAACAGCGCAGTTAGCAAGATTAAATGGATAATAAGTTAACTGTATTGGAAGAAATTATTAAAGAGATTGGCGAGGAGTTGTACCAGAAATGGTACAACGCCCTTGCTATTGAAGATAGAACGGAAGAGGCTTCAAAAGCCATGTCTTCTAATGCAGGAGAAACTGCAGTTTGGGTAATCCAAACATTCATGAATAAGTTCAATGCAGCAGCGGATGAATTAAAGGGAGAGTAAGTTGATAGTTACAGATGAAAGTTTTGATAAGGTTCTAGATGCACACGATTTGGTCCTTATCGACTTTTGGGCCCCATGGTGTGGACCCTGCAAAAAAGTGTCTCCCATACTAGATGAGATATCAAATGAGCGTGGATTATGGGTTGGTAAGCTAAATGTTGATGAGAATCCAATTAAACCAGCAGAATACTCTGTAACATCTATACCTTATATGGTATTATTTAAGTCAGGGAAGCCAGTAAAAACTATTACTGGGGCTAAGCCAAAGCATGTATTGCTTGATGAGCTTTCCAAATGGATCTAGAAGATATCGATGCAGACCACCTAGAGTTTGAAATATGGCTCAAGAATGGTTATGACAGAGGTTGGGTGTCAGATGTATTTTGTGACACACACGATGGTCCACCGTTAACAGATGAAGAAATGCAAGAATGGGAAGAAGGAGGAGATCCCTGCTCTTTCCATGTAAAAGTAAATGCACTACACTAAATTTCTGTGATCATAAAGACGCAGAGGAAATAAGGAGAATAAATTAAATGAACTCATTTAAGAAAATCGCACTAGCCATGGTTGCAGCCATGACTTTGGGCACAATCGTAGCAACACCTGCAAGTGCTGCTGTAATGACAGTTGCAGTATCACTAGATACTGTAGCAAACACTACGGCATCAGCAATTGCCACACCAGCTTCATTGCCAGTACCTGCAGATAACACAGTTGATGCAGCTGACGCACTAAAGTTTATTGCAACAGTTGATGTTGGAACAAGCGTAACAGTAGCAGCAACAAATGCAACAATTGTGTCTGCGCTACACACAACTGCTGCCCCAGTAGGAGCAACATCAGGATCATCATCTTTGACAATTGCAACTGGTACAGGAACAACTGCAACATTCTGGGTATACACAAAGACCACAGCAATTGGTACAGTTGTAATCACAAATGGCGGAACACAACTTACATACTACGTACAGGGAACTGCTGGTAAGATTAATACCCTTACAGTATCTGCTCCTGCTACAGGTGCTGCTGGCACAAAGCAGGACATCTCTGTAACTGCCACAGACACATTTGGAAACAAGGTATCTGGTAAGTCAATTACTGCAACCGTATTTGCTTCAACAGCAGTTATGGATACAGCAACAGTAACAACTGGTGCCACACTTTCAGATTTTGGAGTTGCAAAGTTTACTGCAACACTCCCAGCAACTGGAACACGATCACTAATCACATTCAGCCCAACAACTGCTGGAGATGCAACAACTGTTGATGTAGTTGGTCTACCTGCTCGTGCACTAGCACCATTTGCAGAGATTGCAGTTCGTGATCTAGTGTCAGAACTTGCTGCACAGACTGCTGCTAAAGATGCAGCGCTTGCTGCCAAGGCAGTTTCAGATGCTGCAGTTGTAAAGGCCGCTTCAGATGCTGTTGCTGCCAAGACTGCTTCAGATGCTGCTCTTGCAGCAGAGAAGGCTGCTTCAGCCAAGGCTCTTGCAGATGCAAAGACTGCTTCAGATGCAGCACTAGCTAAGGCACTTGCAGATGCTAAGACAGCTTCAGATGCAGTTGTCCTTGCTAAAGATGCAACTATTGCTAAGCTAACAGCAGATAATGCTGCAGCACTTGCTTCTTTAAAGAAGTCATTCAATGCACTCGCTACAAAGTGGAATGCAAAGAACCCAAAGGCTAAGGTTACCTTAGTTAAGTAATTAATGTTTATGGGGCGGTGAAATATCCGCCCCATTTACATTTTATTAAACGAAGAGTATAATAGAATTATGGAATCAAATAAAAAAAGTTTATATAAATCAATTACTTGGCCAGCAGTTCATATTGGATTTGTTGGCACGATGGTCTATTTATTTGAAAAGGCTATAACTGGCGAAGCCCACTGGGAATACGCTGGCACATTTGCAATCATATACACAGCATGTGAAATGGTTGGCTTTTTCTTACATGAAAGAGCTTGGTCTAAATTTGGCGGGAAAATAAAATAATGGGAAAGCACCTAGATAAAATGCAAAGAGCTCTTGCTCAAAGACAGGCTGGCACATACACAAGTGGACAAAAAAAGCCTGGATCAATGAATATTAAAAAAACTGGCTATAGGGGACAGAAAGCAAAGGGCTCTAAGTAGTGTTTGAAGATACTTGTCAGTGGTCTAAAGAATGTAGTAATAAAGCAACAAGAATTGCATCAAGAAAAGAAGGACCAATTATAGATATTTGTGACAAATGCTGGCATAAAGAGTTTAAGTCCTAATAAAAATAATATCAAGATTGGATAAAATTGAGATACAATTGGTTTGCAAGGCTAGACGATACAAGCATAGATGGAATGGTACTTTTGTCCGATGAAATTGATCAATACAACTATTACTCTTCATTATTTACATACCACGCACAAGACCCAGACCCATTTATAAAAGCAGCTCGTGTTCTTAATAAGAATCATGTTTTTAAATATATGATTGCAATAAGACCTTATGCAGTGTCCCCAGAGTATTTAGCAATGATGATATCCTCATTTGAAGAGATACATAAAAACAGATTAATGATAAATATTGTTTGTGCACTTGGTCAAAATGAAGAAAATTCATTAGAAAACATGGTAACTCAAAAAGAAAAATTTGATAACCATATTTTTAGACAAGAATACACAAGGAACTATATGAAAAAAATAAGAGAAATTTTACCAAAAGATTCAACTGTAGAGTTTATTATAAGTGCTGCTCAAGACTATGACATAGAGACATCCAATATGTATGCCCATGGCAATGTAATGTTTTACTATGACTTTCTTAAAAATCACCACAAGGTTAAAAATGAAATAAACATGGTTGCGATTATGGCAATTATAAGAGATACCCATGAAGAGGCTGAAGAGCAATACAACGCTATGATCAAAAAAGATCTACAAAAAGATACTATATATGGGACAGAAGATGAAATAGCTGATCAAATTAATGAATTGTCGAATCTTGGAGCCACAGACGTATTAATCAATGCCCATAGGATTCACCAATATAGCGACAAAGTAATGCCACTTATTAATAAATTAGCTGGCAAAAGACAACCCTAGTTCCTCCACCCGACGCATTCTAATCAACCAGATGATATACTTATCTGGTAGGTGGAACTCTAGAACCATCTAAATAAATGACCTATAGGAGAATAAAATGACAACAAATGGAATTAATGGCGGAGGCTTTGAAGCCGCTACACCAGCAGGAACAAATGATATCAACGCACACTACTCAGACAACACAGGATCAGCATTTCCTGTAACTGACAAGTCAACACAAGATGGTGCTGGCGTAGGACAGAGTGGTAAGTAATATGGAAAACATTAAAGCAGAAACACCAGCAGCTCCAGTTGCACCAGCAGCTCCAGTTGCACCAAAATCAGCAGTACCAGCTCCAGGAACACCTGAATTTGCTGCATGGGCATGGGAAAATAGAAACGGCTAATGTGTTACGAATGTGGATGTGAAACCCTAGGAAGCACTATGGGTGGAACGCAGGCAAACATTGTTGATGTTTCAAGAGATGGAGACTCAGGTTTGACATTAAGCATGAGCTCAACTCCAGAGCAGACAAGACAATTTATAAATGAGTAATTTTAAAAAAGAAAATGGTACTGGCATGGAAGCACCACCAACTGGCGGTGCACCTGCTGGCGCTGTTACTAGCAGAGAAGCAACAAAGAAGCAGCCAAGACAAGGCATGAGGGTGGATACAAATAAACATGGTATTAGAAGAGAAACAAGCCTGATACCTAAGCCACCTAAGAAAACTGGTAGAAAGAAGATCTAGCCGATGTGCATCAAGTGCGGTAGCTGTTATAAAGAACATGAGCGCACAATAGATGACGCAGTAGATTTTATTGAAGACTTGGATTATAAAAATTAGAAAATTGCTAAATGGATCAACCGTCTTTGAATTAGATGAGGCGGTTGATCTAATTATACACACTAAAGCCCCAGGTAAATATAAGGTTATAGACCTAGAAACGGGCGAAGAGTATGTAGGCTCAGAGATTAAAAATGAAAGCTTTGCCCCAGTCTTAATAGAAAAAGTTAACAGGGGGAAAATCGGTCAATGGATTAAAATAAAAGCAAAACAATCTATTGACCAGGTCGAATAACTATTGTATAATAGGTAGTATACACAATGTATGCTATAAACAAAAGAAAGAATATTATGAAAACAATCGGAGATAAACTCAATCAATTTTCAGTTGTTGGTGTTAAGCCAGCAAGACTTGATTATGCAGAAGATGCATTTGAAACCTTAACAGAAAAATCATTTCCTGGAAAATGGAAAGTAATTGTTTTTTACCCTAAAGACTTTACGTTTGTTTGCCCAACAGAAATTGTTGCATACGACAAGCTATCAAAAGACTTTCATGACAGGGATGCAGTTCTTATGACTGGGTCTACAGATAATGAATTTTGCAAAATTGCTTGGAGAAATGCACATGAAGACCTAGCTAAGACTAATTCCTGGTCTTTTGCAGATCAAATACGTGGATGGCAATGGAATGATCAGACAGAAGAATCAACTGCTGGCCTAGCAGAACAACTTGGTATTTTAACACCACAAGGAGTTGCACTACGTGCTACATTTATTGTAGATCCAGAAAACATCATCCAGCATGTAACTGTAAATAACCTTGACGTCGGCAGAAACCCAGAAGAAACATTACGTATTCTAGATGCACTTCAAACAGGAGAGCTATGTGCATGCAATAGAACAATTGGTGGAGAAACTCTATAATGACTTGGGTAGACCAGCTTAAGGATTCTCTTCCAGAATATGCTAAAGACATCAAGCTAAACCTTGATGCAGTAATTAATAGATCAACTATTGATTCAGAGCATGCCATGTATCTTTCTATCGCTGCAGCATTTGCAACTGGTAACGGTAAGCTTCTCGCCTTCATTACAGCAAGCGCAACAGATGATGTTGAAAGAAATGCAGCCCTTACTGCTGGTGCAATTATGGCACAAAATAACGTATGGTATCCATATATTGAGATGGCAGATGATCAAAATTTATCTGGGCTACCAGCACAGCTTAGAATGAATTCTATCGCTTCCCATGGGGGCACTACAAAAGCAAAGTTTGAAGCATATAGCCTTGCATCTTCTATTATTGGTAAATGTCATTTCTGTGTAAAAGCACATTATGAAACTTTAAAGCAAGAAGGATATTCAACCGAGCAGCTGCGTGACATTGGCAGAATCGCAGCAACAATTAACGCTTTGTCAAAAATACTATCCGCTTAACCAAGAAATGGTATAATTGGGTAAATACATATTGAAAAGGGAGACATCATGTCAGAAACACAGGTAGTCAGTCAGCTCGGAGGAAAGCTTCTCGGAGGAGGAGGAACTGGCATTTGGCAGTACGATAACTTTATATCTAAAGAAGAGTGTGAAGAGCTAATTAAATTTTTCAATGCTAATTCTGAAGAGTGGAGATACATTTGTTTTTATGGATCTTATGGTATGCACGTAGTTTCTCCTTTTGATAAAGAGCATGGAACTACAATAACAGAAGAATATATGGCAAACCTTCGTGCAAGAATGGTTCAATATGTTTCAGATGCCGCTGGGCGTCCGATGAAAATTAACAGCATGCATGCACAAAAATGGGAACTTGGAGCTTATGCAAATGACCATTCGGATAGCTCAGATCTAGATGGAAATGATATGGGCTGGAGTGACAACAAACAGTACGCTGGTATCTACCTTAATTCTCAACCAGATTACAGTGGCGGAGTTTTAAAGTTTAGAGATCATGGTTTAGATGTTATTCCTCCTGCTGGCTCATTTGTTTCATTCCCAGGCGGACCAGAAAACATCCATAGCGTTACAGAAATAACTGGCGGAACAAGATATACTATTGTTATTTTCTGGGACTATGCTGACGCATGGTATTCAGAAGCAGAGCTACAAGAAATGGAACGGATGATTCTTAAAGAAAGAATTCATCAGTACCAGCTTAAGAGACAATGGGCTCTAGGAGAAGCTCACCCATTGCTAGAAGATCCTTATGCAGGTCTAGATGATGATTCAAAGTTACCAGAAGGATTTAAAGAAAGCTTGACTATCGGAGACATGAAATCAAATGCCCGTAGAAATCAAGAGAACGCAGTAAAAGAAGGCCGCGTCCCAGAGGGAGTGGTAAATGACATGATAATATCACAGGAGGAAGAAGTATGATTACAAAAGCAGGTTCATCAGGAATTGACTCAGAAGGTGTAGCATATGATCACGCCTTTACAATAGAAATTGGAAGAGTTTCATATACATTATGCGGAGAAGATAAATATCAGGTTACGCTTAATCTTAACTCGTCAGAGGGTCATGAAGAGATCGCACCAGAAATTCGCACAATGTCTTATGATGATTTGAATAATTGGTTCCTAAACCCAACACCAGAGTACTACAATACAACTATAAAAAATAGCTAAGGAGTAGTCCTTGAAACAGCTTTATTTTTTGCATATACCAAAAACTGCAGGAAAATTTGTAGGAAAATGTGTGCGTGATTCTTTATCTGAAACAGATTTAAGGATATATATAAGCACACACTATCCAAATGAATTTAATGTTTTTGATAAAGCTTATGTTTCTGGTCATTTTGGTACTTACCCTATTGAAAAAAATCCATCAATGGATGTAGCATGTCTGCTAAGAAATCCAATAGATGCAAGGGTTAGCTACTTTAATTTTATTTATAAATATCAAATGGTAGGCAGACCAGAATACGATGCCATTTATACTTATTTAGATAAACTTAAATATTATTTATTTAATGATCCCAATTATGCACTTCATAATAACTATCAAGCAAGATTTATATGCAACCCTGCAGATGAAAAGTCTTTTAGCTTAAAAGGATTTTATGAAAATTATGGGGATGACTTAATGAAAGAGATTGGTTTTCATGAGGGTAAAGCATTTACTTGGTTTGTAGGGAATGATAAAACTTCTTTAGATTTAGCAATGAGTAATGTCAAATCATTTAATATTGTAAATACTGCTGAACGTTTGGACCTATTTATGGATAAAGTAAATAGATGGTTTATTGAGAATTATAATATAGAGATAGATTATAACCTATTAAATAAGGTAAATACCTCCTCAACAGAATACAAGGGAGTTGTATATACAACTAAAGATTTGATAGATATGCTCACAACAGATGAAAAAGAGTTGATTGTAAAGAATAATTATATTGATTATGCAATATATTCTTATGTTAGTGGCAAAGAGTTGTTGGGGGATAACTGAGCAATGATAAATAAAGCAGATAAAAATTATAATTTTATATACTTTAAAGAGTTTAATATAGAATTAATAAAAGAAAAGTGTATCGCATTAAAAGAGGAGTGGCTACTAGACCAGTCGAGGCAAAATATGCAGTACCCAGAAAGAAGAAATCCTCATCTTTATACAAATACATACATTGTTCAAGACCACCATTTATTTTGGCAAAATGGTGAAAAGTTTTTACCCACACTGAAAGATCCAGAAATATATGAATTAGTAATGCCAATTATAAAAGAATTACAAGAAAGAATTTGTGGTAAAGCTGCTAGAGTACTGCTAATTAAACTTGAAGGTAATAAAAATGTAACAGAGCATACCGACTCAGGAGATTATCTTAATACAGTAAGAAGATTTCATATACCAATAATAACTAATGATAAGGTTTATTACACTGTAAATGGTGAAAAGATTCACATGAAGGCTGGGGAGTGTTGGGAGATAAACAATAGAAAGCCACACTCGGTAGATAATGATAGCGATGAAGAAAGAATACATTTGCTTATAGACATAATGCCAGAATCAGAATTTAGAACATACGACTCCTTGTTACCTGAATCTAAGATTAAAATAATAGAAAACTTTATATCAGAAGAGGACGCACAATCATTCATTGATTATATAAACAACAACTATTTAAATAATTATAAATTTACAATAGGTAAAAAGGCTTTAGCTGCAGGCAATCTCAGGTATCAATCCAATGTCCCAGAAGAGTTCGCTTTATCAGATCATGAAGAAATGAGTGATCTTATTAAAAAATATAGCGATAAATTTTTAAATGAATGCTATAATTTTTTTAAAGATGATTTTGAATTATACCTAACTGCGTTTTGGATGACAAGGTTTGAAAAAAATACAAAGCTGCCATTTCATAACGACAATCATGAGGGCGCTGAGCACCTTTTTAGAAGTGGTGTAATATACTTAAACGATGATTATGATGGCGGTTACCTAAAGTTTTTAGACCATAGCTTAACCTATAAGCCAAAAAGACTGAGCCTAGTTATATTTGATTCAGAGTATATGCATGAGATAACAAATATTGTATCTGGTGCTAGAATGGCACTACCTATATGGGCAACAAAGAATCCAAAAAAATGCATACTTTAATGCCGTCATTAAAGCTATTTAATAACTTTATAGAAAAACAAGACATTGATTTTCTAATCAAGTGGATAGACAATAATTGTCATGATCAAAAAAAATTTAGACATAGGGTTGGCATTGCTTTCGACAAGGGTCTAGCGGTTAGAGCGATATTCCCAGACGAAAAGCCTCCATCTATGTTTAAAGATTTAGAAGATATAATTACTAGATGCTCAAATAAGTTTATGGAAATTCAAAAAGAACATATGGATGACGGGAAAGACCACTATTTCTACGGAGTTTCAATAACCAAACTATCTAAAGACATCCAGCTAAGGATTCACCAGGATGTACATAATGATTTCTCTACCCTATCTTACAGTGCAGTTTTATATTTAAATGATAACTATGTTGGTGGAGAAGCTTCTTTTTTAAAAGACTTCGTGCCGTTTTCTGATTTTCCTTTATACGATGATAGCATGGGCGGAATAACATTCAAACCGTCAGCAGGAGATCTTTCTATATTCCCATCAGACTTATGGCATGGAGGAAAAAAAGTTATTGATGGAGATAGATATGCAATAATATTTTGGTCTACTACTGAAAAAGAATATGAGTTTGCTGGATTTGATTCAGATAAAGTTTTAGCAAAAATTAATACAAAGGCAGCAGAGCTTGGGTATAACTAATGGGGGAAAGATGATAAAGTCAATAAGGTGTAAGTTGTTTGGACACAAGATAATAACTGCTGGTTCATGCCCATTTACTGGTAAATCATATAATGCATGTAAAGTTTGTGACAGATTGTTTGAGCAATAAGATGAAAGAGTATCTTGATGAAAATGTTTATGTTGTTAGAAATTTTTTATCTTATGAAGAACTTTCAATACTATTAGAAGAATCGCATGAGCCATCTGGTTGGGAGATAAGGGGCGGAGATAAAAACCCAATGCAGAATGTATGGAATAAGTTTATAGAAGGAACTAATAAAATTATTTTCTATAAAGATGGTGGAATATTTAATAAGATAGAGTCTCTAATGAATACAGATATGATTAAATATAAGAAAGCATATGTTTTACAAAAAATGACAGAAATGCCAGTTGAAGAAAAAACAGCTTTATTTTGGCACTATGAAAATAAAAACAATCATCTTGTCGCTGGAAGCTTTGTGCTTTATTTGAATGACGATTTTGAAGGAGGAGAGCTTGTCTTTAAAAACAATGATATTCTTGTAAAGCCAGAGGCAAACATGTTCGTGTTTATTCCCGCAGGCGAGGATTACACACACTCAGTTAATAGTCATCAAGGTAATGATAGATTAACCTATTACGGGGTGTCCTTTTATGAACAAAATTAATGGTACAATTGTAATATGAAATTAGAAAAGACTATTGTTGACGGAGATCTGTGGTACATAGACAACTTCCTGACAGAAGAAGAGATTGATCTTTTTAAGCCATACATGTATGATAAAAACGAATGGTACGTTACCATGAGGTCCCCATATAAAAATGTTTTAAATAAATTTATTGGCGCCGAAGTAATGCTTGATGATGAAAAAAATGTAACAACCATACCAGGGCCACAAGACAAAATACCTGAATGGTTCTATCCAATATTTGATAGAATAAGAGAGGTTTTGCCATTTGGTCATTATCCACAGGCTGCAACGCTACAAACATTCAAGGGAATGACACAGCAGCAAGCAAAATCATTATTGATTCCAAAGTATCAAGAAAAATATATTGATAAAGAAATTGACTTTGCTTTTGACTGGCATTATGAAAGAGTTCCAGACTACAATGACAATATAGCAAGATCATTTAGTGTTTATTTAAATGATGACTTTAAGGGCGGGGAACTAGAATTTAGACATAAAAGCTATAAGATAAACCCAAAGCCAGGAAGATTTGTTTCCATACCAGTTGCACCTGAATTCGAACATAAGGTTGCTTTTGTAGATGGTAATGATAGACATACCTGGTATGGTGCAATTTTTGATACAGAAGATTTAGCAATGTATAGTGAGCCAGGAAACTGTTAATTAACATTAATACATTTATTTAAGGCTATGCCATAAATTTTATTTTGCTCAGTTAGATCAAATTGTGTCATATCAATATTTCCATAGGTATCAGATGTTTTGCTGGATACAAGATATTTACTTCCTGCATAATCTTTAAGATTTGTTTTATAAAGTAATCCGTTGTCTATAAGATTAAAGTAATTAAATAGATATTTAATTAAATTGTCAGTATTATTGATTAAATCATTGTAGTCTATCAACATATATGAGTCATTAATTAAATTTTCATAAAATATTTTGTAAGCTTCTGGGTAATCATTGAAAACTTTACCTGGTTCGTAGTGTTTTTGCATTGCATATTTTGATCTTAAAGTATCATTAGGATTTCTTACTATAGAAATAATGTATTTATTAAAAACTTTTTCTTTATCATGAGTAGAGTTTAAAATAAAACCAGTTTTTTGATTAATCAGCTCTTTTAAGTACTTAGAGCCAGATCTAGGATAAGTTAATAGCATACGATTATTAATATCTCTCATATATAATTATACCACTTGCACCATTGACTATTCAGGATATATTTAGTATACTTAAAATATGAAAGAGCCTAAAATTATGAAAATGGACTGGCGCTCACTCGGTTACTGGCCAGTATATAAAGATGGTAAACTTACATGGGAAAAGGATCCAGATGTCCAAGATGAATGATGGTTTAGATAGGTCTATGCGTCTTAAACTGGTCATAGAGGATATGTTAAAAGATATTGACATGAGCGGGGAAGAATGGAATGACCGTGATAAAGACGGAGTTGCGTATTGGGAGAAATGGAATAAGAATGATTGATTGGTTAGTTCATAAATTATTTTGGTGGGCACCACTTCGCAAAGCTATCTTTGAAGAAGTACATATGTATGACCATTTGTCTGATGTATTTACTGGTTCAGACTTAACAGATATAGCTTCATGCAGCTGGATGGAAGGCGATATGTGGTATGGTTGGACATATGATAGTAACGCCAAGCGTTATTACTTTGATGATATTGGCAATAAATCTCTCATTGGATTATGGGAAGATCAATGGTTAAAAGAGGCCGAACAAGATGTCAAAATGGATTAAAATAGTTGGTGAAGCAGCACACAAGTGTGACCTGCCATGGGCCATAAACGCTCATACAATGTCTGGAACACACCTTCAAAAAAGGCATTCAGGATCAATTTGGGAATGTGATTGTGGGGAAAGATATGAATGGGACGGAAAAGATTTTAGCGGACCCATGTAATGAAAATAGAGTTGAGTGCCTTTTGTGTTCATTGTAATGAAAGCGTAAAAGGAAGGCTAACCGAGATGGTTGTCTTAGATTCAGGTAATTGGTTACACATAGGAGAGTGCCCAGTTTGCTATCTTGAAATTAAGCGAATTGTCCCCAAGGACAGTTCAGGTTCCTATAATGGTCGTAGAGCAGTTTCCGAAACTGATAATGAAGGTCCGATTCCTTCACCTGAAGCTTGATAGGAGAATAAATGGATATAGTTTATGATAAGATAGCTTTTTTTAGAAATGCTTTGCCTAATCCTAAAGAATGGTTAGATAAAGTAGAATTAATAGAAGACGATTTAATTAGTGCATGGATCCCATGGCAGTCTAACCCTAATGATGGAACTACTCCCTATGTTTATGGAGATAGGAAACATTTGCTATTAAAAGACTCTGAAAGCAATAAAGAGTCTGCGGCCTTAGTTAAGCAAGTAATAGATGCAATGGTAAACTGTGCAGAACAATATGCTAAAGAATATAATATAAATATACCAATCGATTTAGGTTCAGCCTGTGTGCTAAATAAATATAAAGAAAATGAAGTTATGGGACAACATGCTGACTGGAATGAGCATCAAGATATGCTTGAATATTCATTTGTTGTTTATATCAACGAAGACTATGAGGGTGGCGAGTTATATTTTAAGGACTTAGATGTGACAATAACCCCAGAAGCAGGAAGCATAGCTTTGTTCCCAGCTAAACTTCCATATTCTCATGGATCTAACCAGCTAATAAGCGGCAGAAAAGTATTTATACCTCATTTCTGGAGAAATGTAAAGTCATAATGAGTTGGCACGATAGCCCTTTGGCCAAACATTGGCAATCAATGACATATCAGTATGGTTGGAAGTGTAAGTGTGGTGAAGAAATTCATGTAACGACCCTAAATCTTAAAACTATGCCTGAGTGCCTAATGTGCGATAGCCATATGTACATGACATACTCAATCAATCCAGCTGGGGAAATATGGATGAACGCAGCATTGCTTCTAGAAGAGGACTACGAATAGGTGGGTAAACATTGGGAAGATAAATCTCAGTGGATAACACATTGCCCAATATGTTTTTGTGCAACCACACATAATCTACTAGACTTTCATTTACAATATCATGAAATTCAGACCCCAATTAGTGAAATCGGCGACGGTAGAGGGATCCCAGTCAACTACGTTGACACATTTAATGATATAATAGATATCTAACGATAAGGATATAATATGTGGTGGTCATGGATACTAGCCATAATCGGCGTAGCAGGTATATATTTTGTAGGCAGAAAAGATAAATGGGGATGGTTTGTCCTTCTATTTAACGAATGTCTATGGATAACATATGCAGTAATAACAAGCCAATATGGATTCATATTCTCAGCCATAGCATATGCAGCAGTATATATTAAATCATACATTCATTGGTCTAAAGAGCCTGTAAACAAAATACATCTATAAGGAGGATATAATGTCAAAAAAGAAGATAAAGCTTCCACTTAGATTTTGGAAGAACCCAATTAGATACATAAAGTTTCATAAAGCACTAAATAAAGTTAAGAAGTCAATGTAATGGCCTACTCAAGATTCTTTGATAGCGACATATATATCTATCCACATGTTGGTGGCTGGATTGAATGTCAGGCTTGCTACCTTAATGAGCCCACAGATCAATACTCATTGTTCTCTATGTCTGAAGAAATACATGATGATGGTCATTTAATATCTCATGTTAGGGAACATATCAATGCTGGTCATGATGTGCCAGAAGGACTGCTAGAGCAAATTCTAGATGATCCAGATAGATACGGTGTGAGTGCTGCCCCTGATGGTTATGAATTGGGCGGGGAAGCTTAAGTGGTATAATTTACTTATGGAAAACAACGACAACATTGAATTAACAGATGAAGAGATCTCAAAGGGATATGAATCAGATAACCCAGATGAAGATAAATGGGACAACTTAGAAAAGGCTTGCTGGAGCGGATATAAGCAGGTTGGTATGAAAGATAAGGGCGGAAAGAAAGTCCCTAACTGCGTACCAGTAAAGAAGTCTATGTTCGGCACAGAAGGACCTCAGATACTCATTCCAAGGAATAAATAACATGGGTATCTTAGATAACCTTGAAGCCTATCTAGAGGCGGAAGAGACAGAGAAGTGCCATTACTGTCAAGCTGTAGCTACATATAATGATTTAGCCGAAGTGGACAGAAACTATCAAGTAGTAGGCGTGTGTGCGTGTCATTCATATCAAGGTTTAGTATCTTAATATAGTATATATACTATATAGGTCCCAATTAGTGAAAAAGTTCGGCGGTAGAGACCCTATTGTCACTACGTGACTTAAATGCTACAATGAATATATATGTTAAAGCAAAGACTAAATAAGCTATTTAAGCCTTACAAAGCTCAATTTGATAGATGCCCAATCCGTATTAAGATCATAGCCATATTGTGCGTTATGTACCTATCTGTACCAATTGACCCATTTGATATACTATTTCCCTGGATGGCATTGGCAGATGATCTATTTATAGCGGGCATCCTATTAAAGATTCTGCACAAATACGGCGGGCTGGAAGAAGAAGTCCTAACCTCACCAATAGAACTATTAAGAGATGTATTTAATAGAACCAAGAAGAAATGATATAATAGAACAATGATAACTATAATACTAATAGCACTTACATGGTACCTAACTAAGGTATATTATACCAAGACTCTAAAAGTCTCAATCTATGATTTAGAGCAGCATAACCTAATGCAGGCTACCTGTAGCAAATGTGCTCAAACTCTTGTGATCCATATGGATGATATGCGTAACCCATTTTATTGCCTAGGCTGTAAAACACTGAGATAAGCTATGGATAAATTCGAATCATCATATAATAAGTTTGCTAAAACTGAGCCATATAAGGTAGCATGTAGCAAATGTCTGATCCTATTTTATAAGGCTAATGATGACCCATTTGTGTGTCTGGAATGCTCAGTAAGATAGAGCATAACCTAGTTGACTAGGATACTATAAATATAGTATAATATATTATATGGCTGAAGCAAAAATACCAGGATATAAACAAAATCCACCAGACTGGTGCGATGATTGTAAATCTGCTGGAGGCGAAGAGTGTCCAGATTGTGGATGCACTCATAATTGTTGAAAGGCGGGAACAGCAAGTAATGGTAAAAAAGCGGAAGTTCAATTGGGATCAACAGCTTCAATATGCCCAAGAAGCATTAGATAAGAATAAAGCCCTAATAGAGTCTACATCTAGAGGAACTAATGCAAATAAGGCTTCATCTTGGTCTAGAAGACCATCTAAGAATAAGAGCCCATTGCAATAAATTAGCTCCTAACTCCTATATCCCCCTCCCTTTTATCTCCTTTCTATCAGCCTCCTAGAGGCTTATTTAGTGGAGTAAAGTGGAGCATAGTGGAGAATTTATACTATAAACAACATATCATATACTATAGTTATATCTATATAAACATACATATGTAATTGAGCATAACATACAGATGGGCGTAATGTCAATAGGACAATTTGGACATATATAGCAGCATATTGATCCATATTTGTCAATAGAATTCATGAGGAATTTTGATCTATTTTGCCATATTCTCTACACATTTGTCGACATTCTATATGTATCTTAAATCATTTAGACATATTGTGTAGCAAATTTCAGGGATTTTGTCAAGGCCTTCGTAAATAGAAAATTTTTCCCTCAGCTATAAATTTCAGGGATTTTGATCATGTGGTCGTAAACGAAAAAATTTGCCCTCATGCCCACACATGCAAAAAATCCACAGGATGTGGATAATCCTGTGGATAATTTGGGCTAGATATGTTTATCTATCTAACCAGGCATTCTCATATTCATTGTCATATGCCTAATTGATTAAATTAATTTCATCAAACTCTTTATCTTCATACTCTCTCTGTACTCTATAAGACTGAGGTATGGATTTAAATAGTTCCTTCTTTGTTTTAGGAAGTTTAAGAAACTCAAACTCCTTGTATTCTTGTATCTGTAGTATTGCTTCATTTAGTTCATTGGCTAGATAGGTTCCTTCTGATTCCACCCCGTCATAATCGTTGTTCCCGTGACGAAGCGATACTTCCTTGATAACTTGCGCTACAAGTTCCATTAATCTATCTAATGTATAGTACGGTTGATTAGCCATGTATCGAGCCATGATTGCTGGATTGAACCAATGGTCTTCTGTTAGATTAATCAGTTGTTCTGCTAACTTGATTTCGTTTGACTTACTCATTTTCCGCCTTTCGTTAACTGTCTATTATACCAAAATGAAGCAGGGCTGGCAATGCCCACGGATCCCACCGCTATCGCCAGCCCCACACTTGGGTCCTTACTTGGCCTTGTTTGTTGGCTCTGCTGTAAAGACAATACCCTTTTGTACAGCCTCCTGGAGAGCTACCTTTGCTGCTCCTGAGAAACGTCCACGGACGCCTACTGTAATGCCTTGCTGCTTTAGATATTCACGCTTTGTTGTCATTTGTTTTTATCCTTTCGAGATAATTGGTTTGATTTAATTATAGCAACTTTCCACGATTTTGTAAATAGTTGCCTTAAACAATTTTTCCTGCCCTTATGTTTAATTAGTTTGTTCAATACGATCTTTAATTAATTCAGCAATGATGTTATGGGCCTCAATGTTTTCGGTTTCGCTGCCACCCCACAAAAGCTTTTGGGCTTTGTTTAATTGATCATTGATGTACACGTCACTCATCTTCATCTTCGTCCTCTTCCTCTTCTTCCTCTGGGTCCACAAGGTACCCACGGTTTAACATCCATTCATGCACATCGTCATTAAGTTGTTCTGAACCATACTCTAATGAGAAGCCTTGTCCAGCCTCTACAGCCTCACACAGGTGGTCCCACATCTGTTCCTCTGTTACTGTACAGATGTAGTCCCCGTCTTCCATTTTGTACTTGATGATGTCCCATGTCCACAGCCAAACCAAGGAGAGACCTAGGTCGGTGGTACTGAGAATGTCAATACATTTATTTAGTTTATTTCTATCGCTAGGCTTCATCTCGTGCTCCAATCGCAAATGATAGTTGATATGTTAGTTGGTATAGTTCGACCAAGGTGTCTAGTCGTCCCTCACATTCTGTGCGGACCATAGAATCCATTGCCTCTTCAGACAATGTCTCTTGTTCTAATGCGTCCGCTAAATCTTGCTCTGCAATGAGCATTAGATTCTTTAGTTCTCCGTGCAAGATATCAAGTCCTGATACTCCTGCATTAACCATACGTTGCAAATGGGGCGGGAGCCCGATGTCTTCAGCATTCATTAATATATCCTTTCGTTGTCATTCATTATATCAGTAGCCACTGACAATAAATGCCTGGTTGCTTCAATTTGTCCTGGTATATCAATTACATTAATAGATTCAGGATTCATTTCTAGGTCTTGTTCAAGACTAATTAAATGAAGTTTCATATACTCTAGGAACTTAGATGACTTAGACATGATCAAAATATCCTTCTGCCCATAGGCCCTGAAGGAAATCATGGGCGGTTACTAGATAGTTATGAATAGCAGGATTCTCATCAGCGTCAATCAATAAATCAGCTTGATAAACCCCGTATGTCATATCTGCTAAATCTTTTTGTGTATAGCCTAGCATTCTATCAACTCCATGTATTTAATCATAGTATTAAGTGTTATGTGAATATAACAATCACAATCATCTGATGTGTCTCTGTCATCAAAATGTGCCAAGTTGTCATCATACATATAATCAATTAGTTCCTGTGTAGTAATCATTCTTCCTCACATTCTAAATAGTATTGGTCCCCTGGATTTAAATCATAGAATAGATTAAACCTACCCTTTAAGTAATTGTTATCTGCCATTTCTGCAAATCTATAATCTGCAAATAGTTGGCCTTCATCTAAATTAGCATTAACCCAATCTTCAACAAGCATTTCTCCTATCTCAGAATATGTTGCGTCAATTACCATTTGGTTTTCATTCTCTAGAAAACTCATTCGGCTCCCACCTTTCTATATTCGGGTACTTTAGTGTCTAAGTATATAGCATGGGTCTGACATTTTGCGACAGCATCTAGGTCAGCCTCTCCTAGCCAATTGCAGTTGCCACAAATCTGACCGCAATCTTCTTCGCAATACTCCATTTGGTCTGTTGCATCACAATCACGGCACATGTTCTCGTATTCTGATTCTGAGATAACTTCTCCACGAAGGAATTCACATTCCCCACCCCAACCTGTTTCTTCTTCATATGATAAAGTAAAGAGTAGATTAGGATACTGTGCAGATAGTTTAGATAGAGCAGCCATTGGTCGTGACCATGCAGTATTAAAGTTATAATGAACTACATAGTTCTCGCCGTTCTCGGCTTCCTCGATAGTTGTATCAGGATATTTATTATCCTCAGATACGGCTACATCCCATTTGGTGCCCCACTCACGGACATTGAAGTTATACCAATCATTTGTCTCAAACTTAAACCAATCGGAGTCGGTGGAACGAGGCGGTTGTCCATGATATACCTCATCAGTAATACCAGCATCTCTATAGTTATAGATATTATGAAAAGCAAAGATAGGATTAACATACTTAGTTTGCTTAACATCATATGCTAAATCACCTACTGCAGTAATAGAATAAACAAATGGCTTATTCATCTGCTTGATTAAAGATTTAACTTGCTCAGGATTGCCTTCAATAGTTAAACCGTTATATACCCAATTTGGCATTTTATATCC